GTTTAGATCATAATAAACAGATATGTTGAATTGATAATAACCTGATTTATTTGGGGTAAAAGTGCTACTTGCATAGCAACTATCTGTATCCCAATCCTCACTTGTCATTGTAACTTTAGTTGCAGTTGATTGGCTAATAGATTGAGCAGAAGTAGGTTTCCACGCTCTAAATGAAGGCCCACTAGAACTAGAGGCAGCCTGCCATTCCAAACCTGTTGCAGTTGCACTATTCGCTACAAGTGTGTAGCCGTTAGTACCCACGCTGAGTTTATCGAAGGTATCGGCTCCAGTACCTACAACAAGATCACCCTTGGCATCTATTGCGGTTGCCATTGAGTTTGTAACTGTTACTGTGCCAGAAGTGCCACCACCTGAAATACCTATGCCAGCGGTTACACCTTCGATGTCACCAGTTGCGCCAGATGCAACCCAGGCTGCGCCATCGTAATACCATAAACTGTTAGTGTCTTTAGTAAATGCAAAGTTACCTTCTGCTGGTGCTGTTACAGCTGCATCCCTAGCAGCGTTGCTAGCAAACACCCATATACCTTGCATCAAGTAGCCGTCGACATCGGCGGCGGTCAATACCTCGCCTGTCGCAAAGTCCTTAAATCCTAATCCTGCTGCCATTTTTACTCCTTAGTAACTGAGCACATTATAGTCTAAAGTGCCATAGATATTGTTATTTAAAATTAGAGCGTCTATTACAGGTTCTAAGGTCGTAAAGACCACTCTAAAGCTGTTGGGTGTAATGACGTTTTGCACGCCAAATATCTGCAAGGTTTTGTCTAGGGTAGATCCACCTGGCTGGGTAGTAACCACCCTGATCGGATCAAAGAAATCAAGCTCTAGGGCTGCAATTATGCCTGCGTTGTAATTGTCTGTGTATAGGTCTAGCTCGATTGAATCGCATCGCACGCTAGTCTCGGCACGGCTGGCTGTATAAGCCTGGGCGTAATCTAGGGCTACGGCATCGGTCTGCATTAGCAGGTCTTGGATCTGGTAACTATGGATAAAATACTTATCGATTGAAGGCTGGTTAATAGCAGTCTGTGGCGTGCCACCTGTCCTAGTAACAGTAGATGAGTTGAAGATTAGGGTGTCATCTAGTTTCCAGTTGGCGTTAGCGTATGGGATACCTGTGCCATTATCATTAAAGGTAGTTACTGTGCCACCTATTGAGCCAGCGGTTACAGCTCTATCTTGAAATACAAACTCCCCATTAGCATCGACATAGAATGCGCCATACTCTGACTGGGCTACAGTCTGCAAAGCGCCAAGTGATGTGCGTAGTGTGCCTGGATCATTTTGTAATGTAGTTAGACCTGCATCAATATCACGCATAGTTGCTGGCCAGTCGATCTGATCTAATATCTGATTTACACGTGCGCCTGATAAGTCGCCAGCAGTAGCACCTGCCACAGTAGTTATCTGCGCATTGTTGGCTAACCTAGAGGCATCTACAGCTTGTATGGTTGTATAGGCTACTTCTGTAGCATCTTTAGGTTGAGTATTAACATAGCTTGTAATAAAGCCTGAAAATATAGGATAAGTCGTAGCGCCATACGTTGCAGTAATTTGCACCTTCTTCATAGGTGTTAAGTCAGGAGCGTAGGGACTTAGTGGGTTAGTTGGGTTGAAATCACCATTTTGATCTACGATGCGTAACGTTAACTGGCCTGTTTGGAATTGATCGAATAAAGGATTACGGCCTCTGGTCGTTTGTATAAAGTTAATTTGATTTGAGACGTCGACAATAATGGCTGCTGAGTCTTCTAATATGTTTACATCTAATATGCCTGTATCTAATATCATAGCCTGGGCAAAAGCTGGCCCAGTAGAGAAGTTAATATAAGCGTTAACTACTGGTACTGTCATTGGAAAGCAATCGAGCCAGCAGGTATTAACGCTCCGTTACCAAGTTTAGTTATTTCACCTAAAGCGTTTTGTATGTAAACAGTTAAATCTTGTTGGTTAGTTAATACTGCACCTGTATTGACTGTTACCTGTGGCACTACTGTAGGTGCTGCTGCTGCGGCAGCTGTTGTCGCACTAGATGGCATTCCACCTGGCACGGCATATTGGCTCATCTGTGCTAAGAATGCATCGGCCTGTGCTTGTAATCTTGCTGATGCTCCTGCAAGGCTAGACGCTGATCCTAAATCTGATCCCATCGCTTTAAATGTATTAACTAGACTTGTAAAAATTGCATCGTACTTGCTAGGCAAGTTGTTAAGGGCGCTAGCAGCATTGTTAGCACTATCGGCCAATAGATCGGCAGCTGTCTTAGCATTTAACTCTGCGAGATACTTCTTAGCCAAAGCCTCATTATTGTCTAGTATGGCTATCTTTGCCTGTATGCGTAACTTAGTCTCAGCATCTGTAGCCTCGCCCAGCGCCTTCATTAAGCCTATGCGCTCTAAGTCAAACTTCTCTGACAGTTTATCTATTTCGGTCTTTGCCTTTAGTTGCGCATTTTCTTGTTTGCGTAAGGTAGTTGCAGCTTGTAGGGCTTTAGACTCTTTGCGTAATTGATCTAAATAAATACGACTGGCTGATCTGCCTTCTCGGTTAGATGGCTCGTTACTATTTCTAGCATTACCCGCTATACCGACAGCTCTTTGCAAGGCTAAACCGCCTGGCTGTAAGCGCACTAATAACTCGCCTAAGCCACCAGAAGTTATCTTTGATGCTAGGCCGTCTAACTTGCTTATTAATAAGCCTACGCCATAAATTGCATCACTAATAGATTTGGCAAAAGTATCCATTTGAGTAGCGGCATCTTCTATGCTTCTATTCTTGCCTAGTAAACTTATAGCATCTAATAAACCTTTACCGATTTCTTCTTTAGCATTTTCTGTAGATACTCTTAGTAGATCCATCTTGCCTGCATAGGTAGTTAATCTAGCTTGTGCTTGGCCTGCAAACTTGTTATTAAGTTCACCCAAGATTTTATCCATATCACCAGTCTTTAAGGTGGCCTTACTTATGCCAGCACCTAAACGACTAAGGCCTGTTGTATTTCCTGAGAATCCACGTGTTAATGCTGCGCTTACTTCTGTTAAAGACCGACCAGTAGCAGCACTTACATTTAATGCAGTGCTTAACGCATTCTGGCTTTTTGTAATAGATCCTGTAGCTGTGAGTAATTGCTGGAATGCTGGGCGTAATTGGTCATCTAATACGCCTGTAACTTTTTGTAAATTGGCTATGTAATCCTCAACGGCTGGTGCGCTAAACGCAAAGCCTGTATTACGTAACTGCACCTCTAGGGATTTGGCTGCCTTCTCATCGGCTGCAAAGGCTTGTACTGCTCGCTTGCTAAATTGAAATAATTGTTGAGCGCCAAAGACTCCAGCAAAGGTTTTGCCTAGTTTATTGACTTGTTTATCAAAGGCTGATACATCCTTCTTGCCTTTATTAAGTGCTTTACCATTCCAGGTGGCTATCGCCGAAACTACTACGTTGGCCATTACGCTGCCTTCTTAATCTCTGTTGATTTGTTAAATTTTATAGCTGTGGAATTAATAGCGCCCAGCATCGCTTCATAAACCTTGCCAGAATCCTGTGCCCAGGCTTTGTAAATTAAGCGGCCTTTAGTTTTTCGACCACCAGCACGCACGCCTTTAATTTTTGGTTGTGAGGTAAGCCCTGGCATTGATGTAACAAACTGATAACCAGCAAAAGGATTATTTGATGCATATTCTCTAGTAGATTTGTTGTAAGTATACTCACGTGCTCTAGCCTTGCCCTCAAATCCTTGTACCTTACCAAAGGTTGTGCCAGGCAGGCTAGGATCAATCTGTTGGAATGGCGCTCTACCTTGTGGGTTTTTACGGCCAGCAGTTTCGTATATGCGACCAGGTGCGCTTACGTTGTAAACATAATTGCTTACTTTAAATCCATTTTTAAATACTTGATTATCGCCTGAGTTATATCCAATACCAGCTTTGACTGTGCCAGCATCATACTTGGGGAATGGGCGATAATTAATGTTTGCGTTAGGCTCTTTAGTCCAGCCCGATAATACCTCAGCATTACCAGGCACAAATGATCTAGCCTTAGCTGCTACGTTACGCATTAGTGGATCAATAACAGTCCTAATACGATCTTGTAAATCTTTGTCAATAAACTTTAAACCTGCAAGGACATCTTTAACGCCTACGACTTCTGCTGGCATTTCGGATCTCCTTAGCTCTGTCGGTTAGCACCTGTATGATTGCTGCATACATTTCGCTATCCATATCAATAAACTCTCTAGGCGGTATCCCAGTCTCTACGCTCAGCTGTGCGATGCTGTAAAGGATTGAAGACCGCTCAGTTATTTTTTTTCTTCGTCTAATACCTCGACAGTATCTAAGCTGTCAATAAACTCATCAAACGATAGAGATACCTGAGCGCCAGCCCTGCGTAAACATTCCCAAGCTAACCAGAATATATCTGACTGCTTCTCATCTTCACGCAAGGCTTTGCTAATTCCCATACCTCGTTTTAACTCGAAAGCGTACTCGACACCTGGTGTTATCTTGTGCTCTGATACTTCACCATTAGCCCTTGTTATCTTTAGCTTTGCCATTACTACTCCTTAGTTAGAATGCCACCGATGGTGACACTGTTATTGCGGAGTTTACTGTAAATGTAATAGATGAGGTAGCAACCTCGGCTACGCCACCCTGACCGATTGGGGTCAAGTTATTTACAAGTACTGAAAATTGGTAAGTAGGGTTTGTTGCTGATACGGCAGTACCTTTAACAGTGATAACTGATACTGATAAGGTCTTGCCAAAGGCTGCGCTCAATGTCTCATTAACCTGAGATGCTGCCCAGTCATTGATAAAGTCAATAGTAAATGTGCCTGATTGTAGACCAGCCACAAACTTGTGTGCTGTGTCACCCATAGCAGTTACTTCTAACTCATCTACGATCTGATTAATTACGGCATTGGTTACGTATGCGCTAATGTCGATGGATGGTGTGGTTGGCGCAGCATTGGTAGCCAACTTAACACCTACGTTATTGTTTAAATAAATTGCCATACTTTATTCCTCGTCTTTCTTAGTTTGTGCAGTTGGTTTTGGTGCGCTAGCTAATTGGCCTGTCTTTTTTAGAAAGGCTAAGTCTTCTTCGTGTGTGCTCATTTTAACTCCAGCTCGTTAGGATTGATACTGTTATTTCTGATGTTAATAAATCTCCACTAGCTGCGTTAGTTATAGCTGGAGCGGAGACACTTGATATATTGTAAACTAGGGTGGATGCCGCTAGTTTAGTTACTACTGCCACAATAAAATCTTCTATACCTGCTAGGTTGCCTTGATTGTCAAATGCAGGTGTGGTTACTAAAATCTTAAAATTAGCCAGGGGTGCGATGCTTGTCTGGCTGTTATTGTTTGGCTCAATGTAGGGGTCTGAGGGTGTGACCACCACGCTATTTGCAAGAAGTGTGGCTGGTGGAAAACTAAAAGTTGACCATACGCCATTGTTTGTAAGGGCGGTTGCTAGTGTGCCACGTAGGGTGGAGATCGCTGCCATTAGCCGACCAAAGAATTTGGGTTTGAGTAAGGTTGGATGAGACCACGTACTCGGTTAATCAGCTGATAACCCATCCGATAAGGGCTGGCACTGATCCCATCCATACCTACCCCACCAGTTTGGCTGACCTGCCTCGCTTGCCAAACATCTACGGCAATTATCATCGCCGCTTCTCTTATGGCTGGGGTCGCACTGTAATCTGTGTCTTTTTTATCTGGGCCTACAACTTTGCCGCTAGGAATAATTCTGTGGAATGGATCGTTTGCGTGTACTTTAGCAAACTGAATAAATGAATAACCAGATGGATAATTTGTAAATGCTAAGTTGGTTAAAAACGCTGTGCCAATTGACACTGGGGTGGTAGTGCCTGGAAATGATCCAGTAATAACGTGTTGGCCGCCATAAATGCTGCCACTATTTTCTACGCTAATAGTTTGACCTGTTACAAATATGCCAGGATTTGCTAATACTAAAGTAGCCACGTTATTGTTTAAACTTGCACCTACTACTGGCGCCTCGTTATACCAGAGGTATTGATTTAATAAATCTTCTGCTGTTTGGCAAACTTCTTCTACGACAGCATCGGTGTATAAAGTGCCTATCCCCAAATTACTGCGTAACTCGGCCTTGGTCACAAATGTACTCGGCATACTGTCCTCTCTTATAAAAGCTCCCCTGGGGCTAGGGCTACTAAACCCCAGAGGATTATTACTGGTTTAACTTATTAGGATAGGTTGAAGCGACGGACTCCACCTTGTACTAATACACCAACGGCCATATAGCCGTAAAGTGAGGTCTCAATTTCTCCCGATGTTGGGATATTGGTGGAAAGTCTCAAAATTGGAGACTCATAAATTGATACTGCGGATGGTACAACGATAAACGCTGACTCATCAATTACTGTTGATACAGCATTTGGATCTACGTATAGATCAAGACCTAATACGTTGCCACGTAGTGATCGTGGTGATGCTTGTCCTGCTGCGTTCATTGGTTGTGATGCTGTGTAAATTGGGCGATCAGTTGTGTCTTTAGCACCAATTAACAAATTCCACTGACCTGTGCCTGCGATGTATGCAGTTGCTAATTCACCTGTTGCAAGATATGCAGCTGGTGCTTGCTCTGCGACGTAAGCAATAAGCCCATTAGATGTTGCAGCTTGTGGGTTAGCTTGTGCGCCACCTGCTGTTAGTGCTGCAATTACTGCTGCATCTGTTGCCTTATTATAGGCTCGAGTCATATTTTCAAGCATAGCTTGAAAAAAGTCGGGCGAACTGCGCTCAAGGACCTCAAGGCTGTAGCGTTGAAGGCCACTGTATTTTTTGACTGTGAGATTTACATAGCTTGAGACAATACCTGTTTCTGATGGTGTGCCTGCTTCTGCAGTCTCTGCAACTGTACCTGATGTAGTGATCTTTGGTACTGAAATAGTCATACCTGCTGCTGGTAATGCACGTGTACCGATTGCATCTACAGCTGGGCGTGATCCAATAAGTGTATCTACTACTGTAGGTACAAACTGTGTTGGATTAAATGCTGGGTTGGTTGTAAATGAGTCATCGGCAGCAGTTAAATACTTTGCTACATCTGCTTCTGCTTTCATAACCCACTGTGCTGATTCGTGGTTACCTAATTTTGCTTTAATGCTGTGTTCCAGCATATGTGCTTGTGTTCTGATTGGTGAGCGTGGCTCTGTATAGAAGGATGCACTAATTGTAGGGCGTGCGGCTTCTACTGGAGCAGTCTCGACCACTGGTGTTGCTGTTGGCTCGGTGGTGTTTTCCACTATAGCCTCACTTTCCGTAGTTGGTTGATTTGTTGCATCCGCTTCGCCTTCGCTAGCGGCAACTTTAGTTACTTGTGCTTCTGTAAATGCTGGTGATTCAACTAGGCTAACTTCTTTGAGTGTTGCCTTAGTTACATAAATATAATCCTTTTTTTGTGATGATTTGATTACATCCACACCTACAGACAGGCCGTCAATTAATTGCTCTCCTGCAAGTATGAGTGCTTCTTGGCCAGACATACTGGCACTAATCTTAAAACTAGCGTAAATACCATCTTCTGCTTCGTTAAATTTTTGCATTCTGCCGATTGGGCGCTCTGCACTGTGTTGCATAAGCATCTTGATCTTGCCTGGATCTCCTACCTCTATTGATCCTTTAGCAAATACAACTTTGCCAGCACTGGTGTTGCCAGGTACTTCAAATGGCACAATCTTGCCTGCAATTACTCTGCGCTCGCCATCTGCGCTTTCAATCTGGCTACTGAACGTAAGTAACATCAGTGTCCTCGTTTCCGTTAGGTGTCATTTGTTCCATTTCTTTAGCTTGCTCTACATCTATTAAACCTAGTGACAACATTTTCTCTATAGCTTCTAGGCGCTTCATTGTGTCGGCACGTAAGAATGATTCTTCTAATGCAAATTTAACTACGTGGCCACGTGGGGTTATATCATCCATTGATAGGCGATCTTCTATAGCACAAATGTATGGTTGTAGCGAATAGGCAACAAATTCTTTGCGGCCATCAATAATGTTTTGATAAGTCATACTGTTATTCATATCTGCTGATATGTAATACGCTGGCACGTTCATAGCTCTAGCGATTTGCGTTGCTAAGTATTGCTGTGCCTCTGAGTACATCATATCTTTAGGTGAATATCCAACAGTTTCATAACTTAATGTGCTAGTTAGGTATGCTGTTGATTTATTTTGACGTGCTGTTTTCCAGGCTGCTAATAATGCTTGTACTTGTGACTCTGGCATATCTGCGCCAGTGTTTTTAATAAATCCTGTAGCCATTGGTGTTTGTGCCGCTACTGCACTTGCCTTTTCTAAATCTAAAGCTGCTTGTATTGTGCGGCCTGCTGTTTGTAATACGCCTTGTGTTAATCCTTGAAATGTAATTAAAGATCCAACACCAACCATAGGCACTTTAGCGCCATCTACTGTGTAATATAAAACTTCTGTACCTAATTGATTTGTTTGTGCTACTACACGGCTATTAGCGATCCATTCAAATCTAGCAGGGCGTAAATCGTCTGCATAAACTTCTGTACAACGCCAAAAGGCCTGCCCAAACATTATAAGGCTGTCCACAGTCCAACTAATTGTTACTGATCTTGGTTGTCTTATATCTGGTTGCTCTAACCATAATGGTTTGCCTAATTTTTGACCTGTAGATTTTTTGTACAGCTCTAAAGGTAAATATCCAATAACACCTTTAATTAAATTTAAGCATCTGTTGACCGCTGGCACTTGTGTCGCCAATGTGCGATCCATCGGGCCAAATCCAAATGTATTGTAACCAAATTGGAGGCTGTTATCGCCCATAACGGCAGGGGCGTATTGCGCTTGTACGGTTTTACTATTATTGGTTACACCCAAAGCAGACAATAGACCCATATATATACTTTATACCATAAATCGGACTATTGGTGCAAATTAGACAAAGATTTGTGCGGTTTGTTGTGGCTTAGTTAATTGACTAACAACCATCGCTAGTGATATGGCAGCGGTAACATCGCCAGCCGATTTTCTACGTATTATGCGCCAGCCAGCATCATTAGTCTTAGCTGCACAGTTATTTAAGTGCTGTACTAGCTCTGCCTGTCCAGAATGGACTACTCGATTATTGGCTAGGCCATCGGCTAGGTCTGAGCACGCTTGGTAAAACGCTTGGCCTGACACATCGACCATACGCCATCCGCTTTGCTCTAATCTGGTAGCAATAGTTTGTGTGGCGTACTTGTCATAACAGATAGTGTGTGGATGATACTTACGTGCCCACTCATTTATATCACTAGCCATTTTAATTTCATCTATCGCTATATCGCTATGCCACAGCTGTGCTAGGCCAACTGCTATCTTGCCATCTTTGACCTGACCCATAACGAGCGCCCCAGATCGCCTTGTCGGTGCAATATCAAATGCCATAATTGTCTGTGGCCCGACAGGTATCTCTAAGCTGCTATCGCTGCACTGCTCGATTGATCCATATACCCAGGGGCTGACAGTGCTATCGATCCACTGGCATAACATCTCAGTACGTGTAGCTTCTATGCTGTTAGTGTTTACAGCTTCTTCCAATGTTTCTTCTGTTACTAAATATCCCAGGGCTGGATTTGCCATAGCCCAAGCTTTTCTATCGTGAATTTTACAATGCTGTGGTGCTGACCATTCATAATAACCCAAAGTCTTTGGCGGATAAGATAGTGAACGCTCTCTAAGATCATTAAGAACTGTGCTAAAGCCATCACCTGCGTTACTGGTCATTAAAGTCATCGAATTAGGTCTTGCACGTGTTACTGGTAATGCAGCTGTAAATGCTTCTTCAGACCATTCACGTAATTCATCAAGATATAAGAAGTCAGCGGTTTTTCCACGAGGTGCATCTCTGGTAGCTGCTGCAATTTCATACCTAGCACCATTTTTTAATGTAATAGATTCTTGACCATTAGCCAGGCGTATCTGCCTTACTTGATCTTTCAAGAATGGGTTGTCTTCTATGGTAAATGCCACGTTTCTAAATGTATCTAATGCCATATTCCGATTAGATGACATACCCAGAACATTCTTAGAGCCCCAGATAAATAAATGTGCCAATATAAGCATTCTGGCCAGATGAGTCTTACCCGATTGTCGACTTACAAGAATGAGCCCAGTCTTCTTGATCCACATATCATTATCATCTACAGATAACAGATCATCTAGCACCCAACGTTGCCAGGGTATTAACGGCAAACCTATTTTCTCAGCTAGATCGGCAACCTCTTGCGACTTTGTGCGACCTTTTAAAAGTAACGTGTGGATTCTAGGCTCAGTGCTGCCAATTAACCCGACCCCTCGTGAGGTCTGTTTTATTTCCGTATCATTTTGCATCGAAATTAAGCGTATCAGGTT